CGTTGGGCGATGACGACTCGTTGGACGTGGCGGTTTCCATGTCCGGGAGCGTGAGCGTCCAGGGCCGCCAGGGCGAACCGCAGTCGGTCACCAACGTGGGCACGTCCATTTCCGTGTCCCAGGTGTCGCGCCCGCTCAAGGTGGGTTGATGTCAGACCACCGCGTGTTGTCCCTACTCGGGCGCTGGCATCAGTGGCGCCGGGCCTATTCGACCGAACGGGGCTATGCGCGGCCGACGTACCCCACCGGCGGCCCCGATGAGGACGAACTCGAACACCTCACCATGTTGACGGTGGACGACCTCATGGAGACCATGCCGGCGGATTTGAAGCTGGCTTTGCAGCACGTCGCGCGCGCCGAATGCATGGGCGTGGAAGTGGTCATGAACCCCCGACTTGGCAGCGACACGCAACGCGCGAACCTTATCGAGGTGGCGTTGAGTGGTATCTCGCGCAAGCTGTTGCGCGCCGGGGTTCTCTAGCTGCAAAATGCGCGCCGTGGGCCGCAGTGCGCCTGCAAACCCTCCCTCGATTGAGAATTCAAAAGACCCCAACCGGGGTCTTTTTTTTCGCCCATGACCAACGCCACCTCGTCGCCGCCGAAGCGCCGAGGGCGCCCCGTTGGTTCGAAGAATGGCGATGGCGCGACCAAGCCCGCGACCACTGCGCGCGGCATGTCGCGAGAACTCAAGGTGATGGCAATGACCTCCCTTGGTTTCGTCGGCGGGGTCAAGTACCTAGAGCGCGTCGCCAAGACCAACCCGGCCGCGTATCTGGCGTTCCTGGCGAAAACGCTGGTCATGAAGGACGACGCCGACGAAGGCGGACAACGCAAATATGCCGTGCAGGTCTTGCAGGTGGTGCCGGTGCCCACGCCGGGCGTCATCAATTCGCCGGTTGCCGGCCACATCGCGCGCGAGCACGTGCGCCTAGTGGGCAACGGCGGGGAAATCATCGAGAACGAAGCGGGGGCCGAACGTGGCGGGCGTTGACCTCATCGCCGGGGGCTTCACGCCACGCGCGTATCAGCTCCCCTACATGACCGCGATGGACAACGGCTGCAAATTCGCCGTGTGGGTCATGCACCGTCGCGGCGGCAAAGACCGCACGGCCCTGGCGCAGACCTGCAAGGATGCCCACCGCCGTATCGGCCTGTACTGGCACTGCCTGCCCACGCTCAAGCAGGCCCGCAAGGTGGTGTGGGACAACATCACCAGCGAGGGCAAAAACCTCATTGACCAGACGTTCCCGCGCGAGCTGGTCAAACGCCGGCTCGAAGATGAAATGAAGATCGAACTTGAGTGCGGTTCGATTGTTCAACTTGTCGGGGCCGACAACTTCAACGCGCTGGTTGGCGCGTCGCCGGTACACGTCACGTTCTCGGAATGGTCGCTCACCGACCCGCGTGCGTACGACTTCGTGCGCCCGATCCTGCGCGAAAACGACGGTTCGGTGTCGTTCATCTATACCCCTCGCGGGTACAACCATGGGTGGAAAACGCTTGAGGTGGCGCGACGCCTGCCCAAGGCGTTTACCGCCGTCATGTCGATCCGCGACACGGGCGTTTTGAGCGAGGCGGACATTGCGCTGGAACGGGCTTACGACATGCCCGAAGAGCTCATCCAGCAAGAGTATTACTGCGACTTCGCAAGCGCCAACGTCGGCGCCATCGTGGGCCGCTACGTCAGCGCGGCCGAGCGCGATGGCCGGATCACGGTCGACGCGCAGCATGTTCCGGGCTCGCGTGTGGTCGTCTCGTGCGACCTCGGATACCGCGACGCCGCCGCGTTCTGGTTCTGGCAACTGAACGTGGGCGGCTTCGAACTCCTGCATTACGAAGAGGCCAGCGGCATGGACGCGGCCGAGTGGATCGCGCGGCTAAAGGCCCTCGATATCCCCATCGATCACGTGTACCTGCCGCACGATGCGCGCGCTAAGACCATGGCGACGCGCCACACGGTGGCCGAGCAATTCGCGCAGGCCTTCGAATGCTCGGTGGTGCCCCCCGGCAAGTTGCAAGACCGCATCAACGCGGCGCGCCTTGTGCTGCCGCAATGCCGCTTCCATGCCGACCGCACCGCGCGCGGGCTTGAGGCCCTGCGCGCGTGGTCGTTCAAGTGGGACGAAGACCGCAAGGTGTTCTCGGCCGAGCCCAACCACGATTGGGCCAGCCACGGCGCCGACGCCTTCAGCTACGGCGCGCAGGTCGTGCGCGAGTTGCTGCGCTCGGACAAGCCCAAGGCCCCCCGCGTGTTCGACGGGTCGTTTTACCCCTTCTCACTCGATGAGCTGCACGAGACCGTGGGCCATCGGCGTGACCAACGCATTTAGGCACCCCCATGGCAGACCAAGCAACCGGCGACGCGACCCTAGAAGCCATTGGCGAAAAGCCCGAGGGCGCCGGCCCTGGCGGCGGCAGCTCGCTCGCCAACTCGGCGCAGCTCGCCAAGAAATGGCAAGTCGAAATCGCGGCTTCGCGCAAGTGGATGGAACGCTTTTCAAAGGCGGCCCGCGATTGCGAGAAGGCCTATCTCGACCGCTCGCCCATGAGTGACGCCGTGGTGCGCACCTACGCGGGCAAGACCAACCTTTTTTGGTCAAACGTGCAGGTGATTCTCTCGGCTATTTACGGGCGCCTGCCTAAGGCCGAGGTGGACCGCAAATTCACCGACTTTGACGACGACGTGGCGCGCGTGGCCGGGATCATCATGCAGCGCATTCTCAATGGCGACATTGAGCGCGAACACGACGACACCAACGCGTCCATGCGCGACGCCGTGCAAGACCGTTTCGTGTCGGGCCTCGGCCAGGTCTGGGTGCGTTATGACGTGGACACGGAGACCACCGAACAGCCGGTTCTCGACCCGCTCACGGGCCAGCCCGCCGCGCACCCCGAGACCGGCGAACCCCTGACGCAACCCGTCGAGAAAATCCTCAACGAAGAGGCCGAAGTCGACTACGTGTATTGGGACGATTTCCTGTACTCGCCGTGCCGCCGCTGGCGCGAATGCCGCTGGGTCGCGCGCCGCGTGTACCTGTCGGAACCGAAGTTGAAAGCGCGGTTCAACCTGACCGATGAACAGGTCGCGTCGATCCCCATGCGCGCCGCCGCGCCCACCGACAACAAGGGCGACCGCCAGGACGACGTATTGAAGGCCACGCCCTTTAAGCAGGCCGCCGTCTGGGAAATCTGGGACAAGGATTCGAACTCGGTTTGCTGGTACGTCGAAACGTGCCCGTTCGTCCTCGACTACCAACCCGACCCGCTCGAACTCGACGATTTCTTTCCGTGCCCGCAGCCCGTCGTCGCCACCACGTTGACCAAGGCGTTTATCCCGCGCCCGGATTACGCGATGGCGCAAGACCTCTACAAGGAACTTGACCGCATCAACTCCAAGTTGTCCCACCTGACCGACGCCGTGAAGGCGGCGGGCGTGTACGACAAGAACGCGGCGGGGCTTAAAAACCTCATGACCACGGCCGTCGAGAACGCGCTCATTCCCGTGGATAACTGGTCTGTTTTCGCCGAGCGCGGCGGCCTCAAAGGCGCAATGGATTGGATGCCCATTGAGCAGTACGTAAACGCAATCGTGCAGCTCAATCAGCGCAAGCAGCAATTGCAGGCCGATCTATACGAAGTGCTCGGAATCAGCGACATCATGCGCGGGGCCAGCGTCGCCAGCGAGACCGCGACGGCGCAACAACTCAAGGTGCAATACGGCGGCGCGCGTCTGTCGAATCTGCAAAACGAAGTGGCCCGCTTCGTGTCGGCCACGATGCGCATTCGCGCCAACATCATTTGCAACGTTTTCCAGCCTGAAACCATCATCGAGCGCTCGCAGATCATGCGCACGCCCGACGCACCGTTTGCACAGCAGGCCGTCGAGCTGCTGAAGAATTTCGGCACCGCCATGTTCCGAATCGTCGTCACGTCGGACACGCTGGCCGCGCCCGATTGGGCCGCCGAAAAGGACGCGCGCACCGAATTCCTCGGGGCAACGTCCAACTACATCATGAGCGCCGGCCCGGTCATGCAGGGCAACCCGCAAATGGGCGCGTTCATGGTCAAGCTATTGCAGTGGGCCGCCGCCGGCTTCAAGGGTGCGAAGGGAATTGAGGGCGTGCTCGATCAAGCCGCGCGCCAGCTCGAACAGCAAGC